GTCAAGTACAAAAAGATCGCAGACTACGAAGCCACGGCACGTGGTTTCTTTTGGCAACCTGAAGAAGTCAGCTTGACCAAAGATTCAAATGACTTCAAAGATGCCAGCGAAACAGTACGCCACATCTTTACCAGCAACCTGCTGCGTCAAACAGCATTGGACAGTTTACAAGGACGTGGACCAAGTCAAATCTTTACGCCCGTGATCAGCTTGCCCGAACTAGAAGCCTTGGTCTACAACTGGACATTCTTTGAAACCAACATTCACTCAAAGAGCTACAGCCATATCATTCGCAATATCTACAATGTGCCCAAGGATGTGTTCAACACAATCCATGACACACAGGAAATTATCAACATGGCATCAAGTGTGGGCAACTATTATGATCGACTACACATGATCAATTGCCGCAAAGAACTGCTGGAAGAATTTCCCGAGCATGAACACATCAAGGCCATTTGGATGGCACTCAATGCATCCTATGCACTGGAGGCATTCCGCTTTATGGTATCATTTGCCACCAGTTTGGCCATGGTAGAAAACAAGATCTTCATGGGTAATGGCAACATCATCAGTTTGATTTTACAAGACGAGATCCTGCACAAGGAATGGACTGGTTATGTTATCAATCAGGTGGTCAAAGAAGATTCACGTTTTGCTGCTGCCAAAGCGGAATGCGAAGCCGAAGTATATGCCCTGTACCTGGATGTGATTCGTGAAGAAAAGGCCTGGGCAGACTATCTGTTCAACAAAGGACCCGTAATTGGATTGAATGCTAACATTCTCAAAGACTTTGTGGACTACACCGCGGTGGGCGCACTTAAAGATATTGGTATCAAATATCAAGAACCTGCGCCTCGTAGCACACCCATTCCTTGGTTCAACAAACATGTGAACACATCAAACAAACAAACTGCACTGCAAGAGTCTGAATCAACTAACTATGTTATCGGAGTCATGAGCGATCAGTTAGACTACGATGCACTACCGGAACTATAAAAATGAATGATGATATCAGACAATCTATTGCAGCAACCGCACCACGAGTGGATGATGCCTGGTTTGATTCAGGCAGCTTTAAAACTTTCAAACACCCCACTGCCATCAGCTACGAAACAGCAAGCGATAATGGCACTGTGGAAACACTAGAAGGTCCTGTTAAGTACACTGTTGGTCACAAGATTATTACTGGGCCCAAGGGCGAAAAATATCCTGTGAGTCCCATCAAGTTTGCTGCCTACTACGACGACAATGGTGATGGCACAGCAACGCCCAAGAAAATCATGAAGATTGCTAAACTTGCTGACCATGACGGTGTTGTCAAAGCAAGCTGGGGAGATCTAAATTATACCAAGGGCAACGATTATATTGTCAAGCACGGCACTGGAGATTATGGTGTTGTCAAATCAGACATATTTGATAAAACTTACGACAAATCAAAAGAAGGAAAATAAATGAAAGCAATAGTATGGTCAAAAGATTCCTGCCCTTTCTGCACTCAAGCAAAAGCACTGTTGGAATCTCGAGGTATTGAATATGAAGAACGCAACGTGAGCCAGAACTGGACACGTGAACAACTACTAGAAGCAGTACCAACAGCTCGCACAGTACCCCAGATCTTCTTGGATGAAGAACTTGTGGGTGGATTTACAGAACTTAAAAAGAAGCTAGCATAATGAATATTGAAAAAACACTGGGACAGGTTTGCACATTTAAACTCAACTCTGGAGAAGAATTGATTGCAAGAGTAGAACTGATTGAATACAATTTTATCACAGTAAGTGAGCCAGTTAGCGTGGCACCGGGTCCACAAGGGCTGGGTCTGGTGCCCAGTGTGTTTACCGCAGAACGCAAGGCTTCGGTCACAATAAATATTAATAATGTTGCAATCTATGCACTCACTGACGAAGAAGTCAAAATGAAGTACATTGAAGCAACCACTGGCATCAAGGTGCCTGAGAAGAAACTTATACTAGGATAATATGCCAGCAGTACAACGACAGGGAGATGCAAACTCAGCAGGAGGAGTGGCCGCAAGTGGTGTGGCTTCCGTGAGAGTTAACGGCCGGCCTGTGGTTGTGCCTGGTATTTCTGTAACACCTCATCCATATTGTGGCCGAAAAGGCGGTGCCAAACACTGTTCAGCCACTACCAGTGGTGGTTCAGCAACTGTAAGGGCAGGCGGCAACCCCATCATAAGAACTTCATCTGATGTAGACACCTGTGGTCACGCTCGATCAGGCGGCAGTCCCGACGTCAGGGTAGCATAATGACACAAGGCGTATTGACACCATTGCAGCTCACAAGCGGTGCTGGTCTGTTGCAAAACACCGGAATAGCACTCAACAGTGTGTTTTCAGGTGCAGTGCAACAATACGAAGCCATTGCACCCATTGCAAATCTGTTGGCCACACTGAGTTTGGCCAATGATGCTAACTTGGCCAACGCTACTATTCTGAGTTTGCAAACTCTAGGAAATTCAGTATGTCCTGCATTGGGTGACAGTATTCCTGCTGCGTCAGCCAACACTGCACCGTTTCCTGTGGGCAACAGCTTGGGGTTTTTAGGATTTCTAGAAAATGTAGGCAACATACAACTGGGCTCAGGCGATGTGGGAAAATTTGCACAGGCGTTCTCAGCAGCACAAGGATATGTGACACAAGTTAATATGTTCATCATCAGCGCAGCCAACGCCAACGAATATCTTGGTCCAACATTTACCAACCTTGACGACATGATCACCGGCGATCTCACCAAGGTGTCGCTGGCATTGCCTGCACTGGGTGCAGACCTTTTGAACTTGGGTTTTTTGATTTCTTTGCCCAATATTGTACATCTTGGGGAACCAGCATCGGTTCTTCAGCAGTTGGCCGCCGTTGGCAACATGGGCAACAGCACACTGCCGTGCGTGGATATTGCATTGCGTTCAACAGGACTTGGTGCGCAAGACATCATTGATCTGATCAGCAACAATCGAGCCAGTTTGTTCAACCCCAATGGATTAAGTGCCAACCAATTTGACCGCCTGCAACAAAAAGCCTATCGGGCTTTTACTTTAGTCGGTGGAGATTGCCTGGAAGAAGTAAAAACAGTGTTGGGCGTAAATTTGCCACTAGCAGATATGGCTGACTTGTTAGATCCCACTCAGATTTTGCCCACAAGTTATCCTACATTGAAGTTTGGTGATCAATTGATCTATGCACCAGACGCTTCGGTCAACTCAGGCATCAGCCAAGAACTCAATGCAACCACAGCCTCGGGCTGTGACGAATTGGGTAAAATTATACCTCCTGACCAGGCTGTGGCCAACAAGGCCCTGCAGTTTCAACTGCAACAGGTCAGCGGTATTCAAAATCTAACATTGCCACAGTTGGCAGCCATACTGGTATGACCTTAGAAACTCTAAAAAATCTGCCCCTGGTCGAGACCCAAACTCAACCTATTACTGATGCAGTAAAAAACTTTTACCTCAATACTTTTGCCGGTGGCTCGGGCCCTGACGGCACATACTTGATCACTGATTTTTTTGGCACAGCAGCCGGAGTTCCTGCGGTGGAGGTACTGCCTCAGGTGAACACTATTTTGGCTGCAAGAGTTGCAGACGGAACACTAACTACACTGTCTGCAGTGTATGCCAACATGCTGGGCACAGTCAACGGATCGTTTGGAGATCCTGTATCGGGTCCGGTGGTTATTCCGTCTGGACCCGGTGCTGGAACATATGCTAACGCTGAGGACGCCATTGTCGCACTGATTCCATTGGCACAGTCAGCCATTGTCACTGCAGCCGCAGCCATGGGTACTGATACTGCAACCCTCAACAGTGCATTTGCCACCGTGGCTGATCATGCCACTTTAGAAGTGATCAATCAAGGCAAAGCTGCTATTGACTTTAGTGAACTCATAGCAGGTGATCAGACCAGCGTGATGGCCCTGATAGTTAGTTTTACTGGTCTAGGCACAGACGTTGCAGTGGGACAAGCTGCACAATTTTTTGAACTGATCGTGGACATAACCAGTGACACAGGTCAGGCCATCATTGGGGCCATGCGAGAAGGCCGCAATCAAGTGCAACTGGCTGCTGCAGGCGTCAACGGCTATGACATTGTGCCCGACCAACCAGAAACTCCACCACCTGTGGCGCCACTTCTGGGCAGTAGTTACACAGTGGCCGAAGCCGAATCGGCCGGTTGATCAAAATTACCTGGTGTTGTGTAATTAAACATACCAACGTATGCTGAATTGAGCTGTACTTGGCTAGCTTGATTTTTTGCAATTTGACCTAAATTGACACTTGTGCTATAATTAACACTTAAACAGCAACAAGGAGCACTGCATGACAGTACAGGAACTCATTAATTCCCTGCAATTCTTGGACCCTACTGCCGAAGTACACTTTAGCTACAACTACGGCGACCACTGGCAGACCCAGGTTGCCCCTTCTGTGGACCGCGTGGATCTGGCCTTGATCAAGTACAGCGAGTACCACCGCATGAACAAACTCCTGGACGAAGATGACATGTACGAAGATGAGGGTGACTACGAAGGCACACGCCGCGTGGTAGTGCTTGGTTGACCTTTATTCACCGAAATGCTATAATATACACTTAAACAGCAACAAGGAGTTCCGGATGCCCACAGCAACTTACCAAGCACTTACTGAGCAAGAAAAACGCCAAGTTGGCATGTATGGTGTAACTGAAAAAGGCATGCGTGAAGCAGTAGAGTCCAGCATGACTTTCCGTTCTAGTGGTCCTGCTATGATGGCGGCCAGCCTCATGAGCGATTGCCAAGAGATGATGGCTTACGGTCCCTATGACTCAGACACGCTGGCCAACATCCAGGAAGATCAGCGTCAAATGCTGAATCGTGCCAAGTGGATCCTGTTTGAATATCTTTCATCCAAAGCCTGATAGGAAAATCACATGATGCGACAATTGCTGATTGATCTTGCTCACGCCACTGTGATATATGCAGTGCCCTTGACACTGTACTGGACCTTGATAGGCTAAGGAGATTGTCTTGAACGACAAAAAAATTGATTTTAGTTGCCTGGGCTTTGACCGTTATCAAAGCATTGACCTTCAAATTCTCATGAGCCTGCAGAACCATAAGGACATCTGTGAATGGGCCAAGGCAGTGGGTGAAGATGATGTGCGTTACGGACTCGGCTTGCTGGAACAGGCCACCCTGGCCCAACTGGATCTTGACACTGAAAACATGACGCAGTTTCCTGAAGCAATGGCTGCAATCAGAAAGGTAATGTAATGGGACTAGACATGTACGCATACACAGCTCACAAAGCCGGTCTAGGCGATGGCCGCGAACTGGCCTACTGGCGCAAGCATCCCAACCTGCATGGCTGGATGGAACAACTTGCTGAATCAAAAAATCTAGACTACGGCTCATTCAACGGTGTTGAACTGGAACTGACCTGGGCAGACCTTGATGCACTGGAGCAGGCAGTAACGCACAAGCAATTGCCGGCCACTAGTGGTTTCTTTTTTGGTCGCGATGCTGATGAAGAATACTACCAAGATGATCTAGCCTTCATCAAGACTGCTCGAGCAGAATTGTTTCTAGGTTTGAGAGTGTTTTACAATAGCTCATGGTAAGAGATTAAATATATGAATGCAATTGATTTTAGTGACACAAGGTTTGATGGTGTAATTATGTCAGCCGACTGGATCCAAGATCTTGAAAGTTCCGACAGCCGATCACACAAAGAGAAAGTAATCGAAAAAGCCCTGATGGCTGCAAAATTGGGCAGTGCCAGTGCTCAGGGCTTTTTGTTCAACGCTTACCAAGCCTACAATCCCTTCCATGTGTTTGGTGTGCGACAAGTGCCGGAAACTCAAGGTATTGATCATGCATCCAACCCTTGGACCACTTTCTGGGCATTACTAGAAGATCTGCGTAATCGTACTATCACTGGCCATCGTGCTCGTGATCGCATTGCCAAAGTGTCTCAACTGTTTGACAGTGTGGAGTGGAATACAGTTTGTCGTCGTGTGTTGATCAAAGATCTACGATGTGGCATCTCAGAAAAGACTTTGAACAAGGTGCTGGGCAAGACCACCTGGGCTGTTCCGGTGTTTAGTTGCCAGTTGGCACAGGACTCCACTGATCAGCCCAAAAAGATGAAGGGCATCAAACGTCTGGAAGTCAAGCTGGATGGTGTGCGAGTACTAGCAATGGTGTCTGGCAATAGCTGTGTGTTGTATAGTCGCAACGGCAAAGCATTTGAAAACTTCCCGCAAATTGCTGAGTCTATCCTGGACAACCGACGAGCTTTCCAACACGGTCGCGGTACAGGTGGCCATTTTGTGTTGGATGGTGAAATTGTAGGTGAGAATTTCCAGGCCTTGATGAAACAGGCACAACGCAAGAGCAATGCCAAAACAACTGGAATGGTTTATCACATTTTTGATATCATTCCCTTGGATGCACTCAAAGAAGGCCATTGCAACTTGCAACAGCACAAGCGTATAGCATGGCTAGAAAGTGCGAAAACGGTTTTAGACGAAACCGATTGTTTGCGTATCATGCCTGGTATGAATGTGGACTTGGACACTGCGGAAGGACATGATGTCATGCGCCGCTTTGCCGAAGCGTCAGTTGAGCAAGGTTATGAAGGCATCATGATTAAAAATCTTGATGCACCTTACGAATGCAAACGTAGTGATCACTGGATGAAATGGAAACCCACACTCACGGTGGATTTGACCATTGTGGGTTTTGAAGAAGGAACTGGTCGCAATCAGGGCCGCCTGGGTGCTATAATTTACGAAGGAGTTGACAATGAACGAAATATTCGGGTCAATGTTGGTACTGGCTATAGCGATAATGATCGTGATGAGTTTTGGACTGCACGGGATCAGTTACTTGGTGTCATTGGCGAAATCCAAGCTGATGCAGTTACGCAAAATCAAGACGGATCATTCAGTTTGAGATTCCCTAGGCATGTTCGATTCCGTGGATTTGAAGCCGGAGAGAAACTGTAATGCATTGGGCATTGGTATTGATCTTGGCATTTGTTAATCTGCCACTGGCGCTGGTACTGGCAGCAATTTTTATATTTTTGGAAATTAAAGATGAACAAGAAACTTGAAATTGACGGTGAAACGGCAGACCGCATTGCAGTGCTTGTGCTCAAGGAACATCGCAAGTATCTCAAAACAGAACTGGCTGATTTTAAAAAAGGTGAATACCTGCATCCTGAAGATGTAAGTGGAAACCAAATCATGATTCATCACCTGGATGCTGTGATCAAACATTTTGGTGGCTAAATGAAAATTGGACTCAGTTACAGCCGGTGTGTTCGAGACATTGCGGAAGGTCGAGTAGACATTGACGATGTGCTGGTTATCATTGCTCGTACAGATTTTGATCCCAATGACGATGCCCAGTGGGCAAACATGTGGCGTGCCTACGGTGGCGGCTTGCCAGGATTTGACTCTATTACGGGCTTTAGTCAGAGTGCTCCAGAGTGGGCTGGTCAAACTGACGAAGATCTTTTCCGTAGTGTGAGCGTAGGCTTATGGAAGTTGGGCAAGCTGCACCAGCCACGCAAGTTTGGCGCAAATCCAAGTCGGCGTGGTGAATTTTGGTTGGAAGCAGTGTTGCCTGACTCAGAGTTGGAATCACGTCCCGCAGTAAAGGCCGCATGGGATCAGTTTCAGATTCTGGCTGGGTTAACCAATACAAAGTTGGATCGAGATTATCAATGAAAAAGGTGTACTATGAAAAAATTGGACGTAAGTATGTGCCTGTGGCTGAGTATGATAATGATCTTTTGGATAGTTTCCATAAAGGTAGTCACCTTGTCTGCGTATACCCCGGGGGTCAATCCCGTAGGTATAACGTGGAACCTAACTATGCGGCCATGATTGCGGCAGGACGAGTGGCCGAAGATGCTATCTGTCAGGCCTTACACAAGGCCAGTGAAATGCGTCCGCAACGCACACCCATTACTCCGGGTCAAATGAAGGCTTGGAAAAAATTGGCCAAAGAATTCGGTGATGAATTGTGCCCATTGATGCACGCCAGTTCTAGAGATTTAGCCGAGGCAGGTGTCAAAGCCATGCAGACCGAAGCAGATTATCTAATGAGTCACCCCGCAGTGGTTGACGCATGGGAAAAATTTATGTTAACATGTGAACTTACTAGGGAGAGAAAAAATGGCAACTAAAACAACAGTATCTAAAATCAGCGACAAGCTGATCAAGATAAATGAATCATACACCGTGTATCGTTACGACAACGGCTTTATGGTAGAAGCAGGTGGACGCAACAAAAAAGGTGACTATGTCACGGCCAAGATCTTGTGTAATACACTGGATGAGGTGCTGATTCTTGCAAAAGAAGCTGGCGAGATGGACTTGGACAGTTAAGGAAACCACTATGACACAGACTATACCAAATGTAACTTTTGCCTTTAGACAAGGTGACGAAGCACCTGAGGAAGGTGGCTGTCCAATTG